TATATAGTTATAGGCCACCTTTCAGCAGCCTATTACTATAAAGGTGACTAATTTAGTCTTTTTTCTATTGCCTTGTACACTTCCATTCCCTCATCTGTTCTAAAGAACGCAGATAAAGCAAAGTAAGGGTGCTCGTCAAATGGCACTGTCATTATTTTACGTCCGTTTGTTCCGTAAGTAAATGTTCTTTGATCTTGAGATAAAGCTAGTATCCCTTGTTCAACAGCTCTAGTACCAAAGCTTCTTAGTTGTGTATTCTCATCTGTAGCTAATTGTAGAAACAAGTTAGGGTTTCTTTTAGCGAATATCAATACATCTCTTTTTAATTCTGAAGAAGAAAGATCGTTAACCGATTTTCCAATTTCAACTCTTAGTATAGCTTCTGCCTCTTCAATGCTTAAGCTTTTAGCTAAGTTTAATGCTTGCAATTCAAACTCAATCCAATCAACTTCGTTACTAGCTTGCTGTGCTGGCTTGTATTCTTCGTACACTCCTTTTTCTAAAGCAGGGTGATATAAAGATAGCAACTTCTGCAATGCAACATTGCTTTTTGGAACATTAAGTTTACCGTCTCTAAAAACAATACGCCCTGGAACAATTTGCCCTTGTTGCTCATCAACAAAGCAAGATCTTTGATTCGTTGCGTACCTTATTTCTTTTTGGTAACCTAATTCTTCGTCAAAATATAATAAACTTGTTTTAGCTGTATGAAAAGTTGGTAAAGTAAAAACCAAAGGAGATGATCTCTTTAATTCATATAAGCGATCTTTAATAACCCACTCGTCTTTTTTATTTACTTCTTTTACAGGCGCTTCCATAATTGGTTGCGCAATTTCTTTAATTGTTTCCTGAGGAGCAACCTCAGCTTTTTTTGCTGTAGCTTTTTTAGCCATAATATGATATAATATAAATGTTAATAATGTGTGACGTTAGCCTGTTACTATTAATTATAATAAGCTATTGTCACTAATAAAGGTAATAACTACCCCCGCAGATTCAACGAGGGTAATCATTACAATAAACTTACAACTATAGGTTCTTTAATAGAACAAAATTGTTAGCTGCTTGAGTACACATAGTTCTTTCTGACAAGAAATGTACATTCATCGCATCTTGGTCACTTGTGTAGTTTCCTCCAACTGATCCAGTTACCCAAGACTTCAAACGTCTGTCATCAGCCTCTGAAGCTCTATAACGGATGTGTAAGAATGGTCGTGAGATGTTCTGTCCTAATTGCTGATCATATACAGTAGATGTTCCTGCTGGAACGATTACTCCTGAGATGTCATTAATTAATCCACGAGTTGTAGAATCATTTAAGTATTTCCAGTCTGTCTTATAGAAATCGTAAGATCCTCTGCGGAATCCTGAGAATCCTAAGTTAAGCGCCATTTCCTCAGAGTTTTCGAATACACCGTAAGATGTTCCTCCCATTCCGTAAGAATTCTGCTCTGCCAACATATTATCGATGCTTAAAGAGGTAAAGCGATCTAAGAACATCATGTTCTCTTCAATAGCCCCTTGCTTATCAAGCTCCTGTAATATAGTGTCAAATTGGCCTAGCCCTCCCGCTGCATCAAAAGCAGGGTCGTTGAACACTAATCCTCTTTCTTCTAGAGTGTCAAACAAACCTTGCATACCTTGTAATGTAGCTCCGGCCGCGTCTTGGAAAGCAAATTGTGCGTTCTTAGCTTCAACCATAGACATTTCTAGGTAATCCTCAAAACGAATACGAGACTCATGCTCAGATTTTAGATACCATAAGTATCCTCCTGTTCCAATTTCAGTAGTAACTTCAACCCATCCAATTTGAGCAACATCTGAACCATTTACAGAGTACTTGTCTCTTAAGATGATTGGCTTATTACTGTAAGTGGTGAAAGAAGCATCAACTGAATTACCAGCGTTTACTGAATTCTTACCGTACTCAGATCCATATACGAAGCAGCTAACGTCTGTAGTACCAGCTAAAGCTGCGTCTAATCGACCTGTTGTCGTGTCATATACTTCAATATTGTAAACTACAGTTACATCTCCAGGAGCTGCTGGAACAATGCTTTTTATTAACGCTTTGTTCGTAATGTTGCCTTTGGCTATTACAATTGTCATATTAGGCCCTAATAATGGAGCTTTTATAGGCGGGTTCACACCAGCATTTGCTGCCGGTAATGAAATTGTTTTAGCCGCTGCTGCTTGAGTAGTTACGTTATCGTAAGCAATGTGTAATCTTCCTTGTTCTGACCAAACTACTTGATCCGATGCCATAGGCATCTCTGCTCCGACCATACGTAAGAATCCTGTAATCGTTCTGTTTCCATAACGCTCGATTTCTTTTTCGTATACTTCGGGTAAAAATTGTTGTGCCCAATCCATGTCCGCTAGAGCCAAATAATTGTCTCCAAACAGTCCTTTCACTGGACGTGGTGTTAAGTGCGCTAAATTGGCTAATGTAGCCGGCGCGGTTGCAAATCCTGTTGCCATAATTTTTCTTATTTAATGTGTTTAAAACTTTTTATTTTCAATTTTGAACCACTTCCCCCGGAATCGACTGATCTTACACTCCACCCATTCGATGTCTTAACATCTTCGTGAACGCCTCTCGCACCCATTTGTATGTTTTTCGAATTGGAGATACTCGTTTTCATGGCATCGGCTTTGCCCTGCTCATAAAAATGATTTGCAATAGAGTCTGCATTCATAGCTGTAAACAATCCCTTGTGGTATCCCGCTGCATCTGACATTTGATTATCTTTATCCAAGAACTTCTTGACAAAATTATTAATGTCGCTTTGGGTTTCCTTAACATTAGGAGCGTCTTTAACTTTAAAACGGAATTTTTTGTCGCCAACTTGATAATCAAAACCTTTGAAATCACTGTTGAAAACACCTTCTGTTTTATTTAAAAACGTGGTTGATTGTTTTTCAGCTAATTGAGTTGCTGCTTCGTTTTCTTTTGTATAGCGATTGAAAAACTCTACCGCTTTTTGTTGCTCAGGGGCTAGCCTTGCGCCGCCTTTAATTTCCTGATAGTATTTATCTTTTAATCCAGTAAGATGATTTTTAGCTTTTGCTAACTCTTCTCTTCTGGCTAGTTTTTTTCTTCTTATGTCTCTTTCTTCGTCTATGTCTTCATCATAAAGGAAGTTATCTTCCATCATGAAGTCTATATCCTCCTCTTCTAAATGAGGTTTTGTATTAGCGTAATACTCTCTTAATAATTGAGACTCATCTAAGTCTTCGTAATTTTTATTAAGCTTAACATAATCTTCAAGAGTTCCACTGGTTTCATTTATGAAATCTACAACCTTCTGTATATTGTCAGGTAATTCTGCACCTGTTTGTTGTTCTTGCTCAACTGCCTCTTGTATTTCTTCAGCTAATACCTGTGCTTCTTCCTCAATAATTTCTTCTAAAATAGTTTCTTCCTGAGCATCAGCAAGCGGCTCCGGCATTACTTCTTCTACAGCTCCCACTACTTCTACAGCTTCCACTACTTCTGGCGCTTCTGGCACCTCTGGCGGGTTCGCTAGCTTAGACATATCTAGCTTTATTGTACCTTCTTCGTCAATTGACGTGGGACTGGTATCCACTACTTGTTCTTGAGGTGTTTCCACCTGCTCTACTTGTTCTTGTTCTTCTGCCATGATAAAATATTATATAATTAGTACTACTCTTATTATTACCTAGGATCAAACGCACCTAAGCCAAATCCTTGACTCATTACGTCATTTCCTGCGGATTCAAAGTTTTTTGCTGGAGAATCGTTTTTTCTTTGCTCGATCATCTCGCTTTGTTGCGTACCTTGAATACGAGTTCTTTGATCTTTGCGATCCTCAACTTCTTTTTCTTTAGACTTAGCTCCATCAACCTCTATGCCTTTTAGCTGCATATTGTATTGAAACTCTAATCCCATTAATTCTTTTTTAGCATTTACCTCAATACCTATTCTTTTTTCCTCAATAGAGCCTTTTAATTGTTCTAGCTGAGACTTAGTTTGAAATAATGCTTGGTCTTTTTGTATTTCAGCCTGAGCAGCAACTTGCTGAGCCTGCGCGTTAGCTTGAGCTTGAGCTTGTATGTTAGCTTGGTTTTCTGCTTGCAGTCTTTCCTGTCTTTTCTTTTGCTTAACTTTTAATAGTTGGTTTGCTAGCTTTAAATTTCTAACGCCTCTAATATCTATTGCGTCAGAAAGATCTATTGCATTTTGCTGCAGAGCTACTTGTATATTGTTTTCCAGCATCTGCTTTTCCTCTTCGTCAGGCATTAGCTCCATGTAAATGCCAAAGTCGTGCAAATGTAAGTCCGCCATTTCTTCAAGTACCCCCACATTAAATCTACCTATCTTATTTATAAAAGCTTCTTTAGCAGGATGGTACTCTATTATATCAGATATTCTAAGAGATAAACATTCTGCTGTTTCTCTTGTCAGGTATAAACCAGCGTCTAATATATGCCTTGTTGCTGTGTTAGAATTAGCTGCTGCTAATTTTTGAACACCTAATAAAGCTCTTGAGTCCGGCGTGGATCCATCTCTTGCTTCGTTAAGGCCGGTTACATCTCTTATCATTTGCAGATAATAATTGTAAGTAGCTATTAGTGTTTGCATTTTTGCACCACCATTTCCTGTTGGAACTTCTTGTATAGGCACTTTACCTGGGTTCATATCCCCCTCTTGTGTAAAAGATCTACCTATTATAGAACCTGTCTGGAAAAACATATTAAGCGCTTCTTGCGGATTATAGTTTGTTCCGTTACCTAAATCAACCTCGTTAATACCATCAGCATCAAGATAAACACCATCTGGTATCATTCTCTGTAATACTTGCTGCAGCTTTAAGTGCGTTAGCTGTACCATATCGGCAAACCCTGTACACTTGCTTACTAAAGATTCTATTCTGCCCTTATACATTCTAGGTGCAGTAATAGCGTAATTCATTTTTACCTTAGACACATCACTTTTTGGACGCATCATATTTTTTGCCATTTCCCACTTTAACAGTATATCTGTTCCGACAACCATAACGCCCTCGTAAAGTACTTCTAATGATCTTGACATTTTGCCGAACTGATCTTCGTAGGCTTCAACAGGTGGATCGAATTGATCGTCTCTTACTATTATTTTAGTGGCCCCTGTTGCGGTTTCTTTTACTTTATAAACCTCGTTCATATAGGTTTTATAATTAAAGTATAACACCTGTACAATATTCGAGTCTCTGTTGTTGGAATAAGAATTACTTACAGTGTTGTCAAACACGCCGTAATTTTGTGTACCTTGCTGCTGTATCTTTTCCATTTCATCTTGAGTAAGATTTGGAAATTGTTTTTTAAGCTCGTTTAATGGTACAAACTTTACTTCACCTGCATAATATATATCCTGAAAATACGGATCTTCTGTGTACGAGTATACAAGATAAGCGGGATCAACGTACTCTACTTTAACTCCTTCTGATTCGGTAAAGCTATTTTTAACTGCCCCTATACCTAATGTGACAAGATCGTGATATGTTCTTTTTTTAGTAAGATCATATTTGTTTTCGTCAAACATTGTGTTTAAAGCAGTTTCCTCTGCTATTTCAACGCCTTGCTTATAAGTAAGCTGCATGTGAATATCCAGCTCCTCTTGAGAATCCGGTAAAGTCTCTGGCGGATTTTCAAAAAGGCTAATGCCAAAGTTTTCTTGCGCGAAGTTGCTAAGATCTTCCGTCTGCTTGTCTCTAATTATAGATTCTAAATAAGCAGTTCTTTTACTTACGCCGTAAGGATCTTGCGCATATACACTAATATCAAATGCCCTATCTGCTGTCCCGTTAACAACTATGTCAACAAATTTAGAAAGTATAGGTACTGGCTTCCAGTCTAAGTTTAAATAAGATAAGTCCCCGTTAATAGAAAGTTCATCTTTATATTTTTGCACCGGCTGCTCGCCTCTTGCGTATAACCTTAAGTTATGAAAAGATGATTGGTTACTTCTATAGCGAGTCACCCCTGAGTTGCTGTCAAACCATTCATTCTGGATTGCTCTGCCCACCTGCAGCCCGTAGTCTCTAGAAACCTTATCTTGATCACTTACCACTTGGCTAGGGAAAAAACTATTTGTTACACTTATCGCCATATTATTTTCTTATTATTTTTGATGCCGTACCCTCGTGAGAGTATTTTGCAAATCTTAAATTAACAACTTGCCTTTGCATTTTATTGCTCGGTCTGTATAGATCTTTATTACAAGCCATTATAGCTAAACCAGAACTGATTGCTGCATCAAATTTTGTCCTATTGTTTATATCAAACTTTGACCAGTCGTTTAATGTTTCATTAAAATACATTGTACCATATTCCCCTTCATTATTTAAGCCAACGTGTCTATCTATATACATTTCAATAGCAGCTGCGTGCGCTTGTTTTATATCTTCGCTGGAGTTTGGTATTCCTCCAATTTCTTTTTCTGTTACCGATAACTTATTCCAAAGCTTATCAGGTCTGTTCATTGAGTAGCCTCTGTAGCCTCTTCTTTTAAAATAGTATAGAAGCCTAGGTTTATTATTTTCACACAATAAAGGCATACCGTAAAATACACAAGCCATTAATACATCTTCAAAAAACATTTCAGCTGTTTGCGGCCTAGCAACGTATTCTAAGAAAAAAGTACTTGGTGGCGCATCTTCCATGCTAAACTTAGTTAGTCCGTGTAATGCTCCTTTAGACCCTCTTCCATCTGTTGTTCCCGATATATCGTAGCTATCACAGCCAAATGCGCCTATGTGCTCGTTACCTGGATACCTTATACCATTACGTGTTGTTTGCCTATTTTGAATATTATAACTAGGTGTCCATGAAATTAAAAACCTACCTTGAGGATTTGGAGTAAACAATACTTTTGTATCTTTAACACCGTTAGCCCATTGGAAGCTCCCTCTAGTAAGTACATTGCTATTACCTAAATCTTCGTTATAATCTATTTGCTCGTATATTTTTGCTAAATTAAATATACTATTTTTTGTTTCGTCTCTGAAAGCGTGTTCCTCTGTTCTAGGGAATTGTCTGTAAAACTCATTTAGAGCGTCCTGGTCGCCTTTTAATCCATCTACCTCATTATTCCAGTGCTCAATGACCCCGACTTCTATAACGTCTCCGTGTGGGCCCAGGGTGCCTTCTGGCGGCTTATTAAATACAGGATGTCCGTATTGGTCAATGAACCCTTCGTAATTCCACTCCATCGGTATAAATAAAGAATACAACCCGGACTTTGTTTGCCCGTTTGCATTTCTTTTATTTACGTCAGAACTACTGTATAACTTTTTAAAGTTTTCACCTCCCTTGTCTAAAGCATTTGATGTTGATCCCATCATACACTTACCGATAATCCTACTACCTAATCTTAAACAAGTTTTAGTTACTCGCCAATTGTTAAGTATATTATTTGGTCTTTCCCATTTACCGCTTTCATCGTGTACTAATAATCTTAGTTTTTCACCATCATACGCGTTGTCCCCTGTGTTTTTCCAGTCAACCGTGGTGTCAAGGCCAACGATGTCTTCTGCTGCGATGTTTGAATCGAGCTTCTTCCTTGTAAACTTAGAGGCTGGGACTCTATAGGCGAGTTCTGTTTTGGGACGATCCATTCCGTCCTGTATTGGTTTAAAGAAGAATGGATAGTTAACCGATATTGGTACAACTTTGTCTGTAAACATCTTCTTTGCATCTCCCCCAGATTTTGACAGTATTCCAAATCTAGCATCTGAAGATATTGTTGCTTGGTTAACAGTCTCGCCGGAAGCCATAAAAGAAAATCCAGATCGTCTGTTTTTGAGGTAGGACATTCCATAACATCTTTTGTCTGCTTTGCAAGCTTCCCAGAATATATAGAATAATCTGTTTGATTCCCTAAAGTCAGGTTGCCCAACGTCAATTTTGGACCACTGCAAGTACATAAAGTGAGTACCAGTAATGTAAGTGTCCAGACCCTTATTATTGAACCAATGACCTTCTTCGCGTCTTCTGAAATGCTCATCTATATATGTCCCCCATGTGTTTTTAAATTCTTCCGGATAATCTCGCCAGTCGAAAATGTTATTAATTCCTTTTAATTCTTTAGGATACTCGTCAGGAGTCCACTTATCAGTTTTCTTACTTATCTTGCCTGGCGATAATGGTAAAGCTATCTTAAATCCTTGTATGTTATATATCTCGCCTATTTTGCCTGTCTTGCTGATAACAACAATATCGTGCTCTTTATTATAGCCGTATTCCCATTTGTTGCCTTTATTAAGTCTAGATATTGTTATCTTCCTAATAGGCTCTATTATACTGTATAAGTTTTGCTCGTACATTACTTAGACATTCTTTCAGCGAAACCTTTAAATTCCTTGGTTTCAACTTCTTTTCTAGGCTTATTGTCTAGTACTCTTTGTTCTTCCTCGATACGGCTTAGTATTTCAAAGGCATCAAATATAGCTAGTTTTTTTGAAGCGGCAGCATTCTTTAGTTTGTCTGCTGTTAAATCGTCTTCGGAATTAGTTATTATTTCTTCTTCCGCTACTTTTATTAATTCCTCAACTGCCTTCCGCCCAGCTTGGATTATATTCCTCTTCGTTTCCTTTGTGTCCATAATTGATTGTAATTGAATTAGTGGGTACTCGGTATAACCTCTGCCCTTCTATAACGAACTCGTATTCTGATGTAGGTTTAAATCCTATTAAAGATTCTACCTCTATTCCGCAAGTACAGTACTTAACAATACCTATTAGCGGCTTTTCAAAATCCATAGAGAACATTTTAGTCTCTTTAACCGGCGAAACAAAACAGAAGCCTTCTAAAGCTTTCCATTCCCCGTTTCTTCTATATGCGTATATTTGGTCCGGTTGCGCCAAATAAGTTTCTTCTGTTAAATAGCTTTTACTATTTTTTTCTTTACCTCTTACATCTCTGAATCTTCTAAATACATTGTGATGCAATATAACCTCATCTCCTTCCCGGAGTTCCTTGTATTTTTCAGCTAAGGGTAAACTTAATATAACCCCTATTCTGTTTGAATACTCGTGGTTTTGTAATTCTGTGTTTAATAGTAATTCTTGTCCTTCAATTGTGATCTGTCCTGTTGTTCTGCCTCCTTGCGGTGTTACAAGGTAATTAAATACACTTTGCATTTTACCATGAAATATTGTACTCTACCGAAATAGCCATGTTCTTGTTAAAATCTTTCCAGGGCATTACCAGATCACCTTTAGATATGTATATAGAGAATTTTGTTTCCTCTTCTATAATGTTATCTATAGTATGACCGCCATACACTTCCTGTCCAACAGTGTAGTGCATAGCGTCATTCTTATAATCTTTGCCGACACTAATCTTTCTTATCAGCTGCATTTTCTGTAAATTTACCAGTATTAAGATCGATGCTTACGTCTCCGTATTTAGATGCAAGTATTTTTTGAGTGCTTTCTACTTCTTTAGTGAATAATAATATTTCGGTTATAAGCTTGGCTTTGTGTGCTTCAAGCCCACCTATTTGCATTTGTGTTTCGTTTACACGATTTACAGCTTCTCGCAATTCATTTAATTCAGATTCGCTAAGCTGATTATCTTTAACAACTTCAAATTCTGTGTAGTCTTTTTCTTTTTTCATTTAATTAAATTTAATTCTTACTTATATGGAAACATCTTATTTAATGTTTCTTTTCTTTTATTACAACCGCAATCAAAAGGCAAAGCTTTTACGGCTTTCTTAATTCCTGTCACGGTTGTAATTTTTTCTATTGTATCTCCTAATCCTTTAGGTTTCATTTTTTAAAGTAATTCATTTTCAGAGGTGATTTCTTTTTAAAGAAGCCAGGCTTATTCATTTCAACAGGGGTAACGGGGGTACCCATATCTCTTTGCCTATCTGGACCTACTTCCCCTTGTTGTCTTTTAACATCATCTAGCACTATTTCCTTGCCCTCGCTAAACCCGGATTTACCTTGCTCAGATTGAATTTGTGAATTTCTTAATTCAGAATCTGCAACTTTCTTTATAGATGCGGCTGCTTGCTCTTTTCTGGCACGTCTTTGCTCTTTTGCTGAAAGAGTTGGGTCTTTTCTGCGATCGGCTCTATCTTGTTTTCTTTGGCCTTTTTTTACATTACGAGCCCCCACCTTAGCTTTCCTTAAGTTATTACGAGTAGCGTAAGCGCCAGAGGCCTCACCTTTGCGCGCAACTTTTTCAATAATAGCTGTTTTTGCCTCATCTTCTTGTTTTTTTGTTCCAGGTGTGCCATCTGTTTTAGGTGTGCCTTTTTCAAGAGCTCCGCCTTCGTATTTATGAAAACCAGAACAGCCAGGTGTGCCCTTAGGTTTACCTTTGCAGTATTCATTTTGTTTTGCCCATTTTTCCGCGTCTGCTCCTGTAGCTTTTTCTCCAGTAAAAGTTTCAGTTGGCTTTGTAATTACGTCCGGCGTGCCGTCGCTACCCGGGGTTCCATCAGTACCTGGGGTTGTTGTGGTTATGGTTTTATTAAGACTTATACCCTGGTTTGTTATTTGATCTTGAATAGCCTCTTCCACAATGGCTTTAGGGGTCTTTGCTTGCTTAAAAGGTGAGGACTTCATTGTATACCCTTTCATTTTACTCGGAGAAGGCATAGTGCGGGTTGTATTGTTTCCGTCAACTCCAGCCGGTCCTACATTTAGTAGCGGCTCTTTTGTTTTGAACATACCGCTTTTAACACGGGCTGTAATTGGTCTGTTTTTCATATTTGTAGTTTTTTAATTTCCTGTAGTTACTGTAGGGTTAGAAGAACTAGTGGTAACATCATCATCCTTTTTATTTGCACCATCATCCTTTTTATTTGCACCATCATCCTTTTTATTTGCATTAGGATCGTTAACACCTGGATCTTGGTCTTTGCCATCTTTGTTTTCTTTTCCTAAGTCCGCCGCTTCAGGTTCTTTGGCGGATTTATTAAATCCTTTAGCAAAAGATGCTCCATGGTCTAAGAATTTCTTTCCTGTATCTGCCGCCCCATCCACTAAAGCCTGATTCATTTTTAAGGGAGAACTTGATTTACGTGTTATAGGTAAGCTATTAGCTAGATCGCCGCTATAGCCATCTTGAAAATAAGCTTCACCTCCGTAGAAGTTTTTCTTTATTTTAGCGGGGCTTGTTATTCTTCCGAATCTTTTTTCTGCTCTAGCCAAACTCCCGGGCTGATCTCCGCCTACACCTCTTCTTGGGCCAGGCGCTGATTTATCTTGAAAGCTATTTTGATTTTTATTTGTAAACCTACTAGCTGCTCCTCTAAAATTTAATCCCATAATTATGATTGTTTATATGCTTCATTTTCCCACTCAAAATCCGGGTGCCCCTCATTCATCGTAGCTCTATCGTATTTCCTAGCAGGTGATCTTGTGTCTTTTTTCCAAGTAACAGAATCATCTGAGTATTGCAACCTTCCGGAAGCCATTTGATCTAAATGTACTTTTTCGTGGTTAACAGCGTCTTGCACTTTGTTTTCAGGCAAGTCTGAGCTAACAAAGATCGTTCCATCTCTATTAGCTTCTGCTTGTACCCCCTCTTCTAAATCATCCTTTACAATAACCGGTGTACCAAACTCTGATGTAGCTTCATGCAAGCCGAATATTTCAGAACGCGATTTTAATTTAAACGCCATCTACCCTTTTGACTGCTTAGCTGGAGACTCGCCGAACTTTTCCCCTTTAACAGTGCCGCTTCCTCTTCTTGGAGCGGTAGGCGAATCTGTTCCAACCATGTCGTATTTTGACTTCTTTTGATTTTTTGGTGGCTTTGCAACATTTCCACCCCCAACTACAGATTTATCCTTCATCGACTTCCTTTCCGCCGATGACATGATTCTGCCTGGTTTTTTCTTTGCCTGAGTCATGCTTTTTGTGCTAGTTTGCTTAGCTGGAGATCTTCTATTTTTTCTTCTTTCGATTCTTTCTTCTAGCCTTTTTGTTTTTTCTCTTCTTCGTTCCGCTTGGCTATCTTTTCTTTTTGCCTGCTTTCTTTTCTTTGTAGAATTCTTTTTTACTTTAGAAGTTTCTTTTTCAATATTAGCAACTTCATTGTCACCTTGCGCTTCTCTTAACTTCTTCAGAGCCTTTTGCTTAGCAGTTAATTCTTTTTTTTCTACTTTTGCTTCTTCAGCATTTACTTTTTTTACAGGTTCCGCCTCTATAACAGCCACCTTTTTCTTTTTTATACGGCTGAGCTCTTTTTTCATGCCACGTTCAGGTCGCAATGCTTCGCCTCTTCCTCGCACACGTCGGGTTTCTTCTTCGATGCCTCTTGCCTCCTCATCACGGCTTATACCTCCTGAGCGTTGTTTAGCTGGAGAAGAAGTTTTTGCTGGTGATACTCCCATTGCTTTCATTAATAGTGGGGACTTCGGGTTCATTTTAAATGCCATAGTTTTATTTTTATCGTTCGCTATCTTTTATCATGTTATCGATAGCATGGTTAAACACTTTGTCTGTATACGTTTTATTTTTATAAAATGTGCTTTTTGCCGACGTAGGTAAATCTTCCTCGCCGAGTAATATTCTATATATTCTTGTTATAAGCTGCTTGCACTTAAATGACGTGGTATATGTGTTATACTTCATCGTGGTTCTATTTCTTTTACTGAAAATAGTTATCCATTCGTTTTTACGCAATCTTTCCCATCTTGCTTTATCCCAGGAGTATGTGTATGCACCGTTAATAAAATCATTACGTATAAAATGCTTTTTACAATCCAAGTAAATAAGCAGTTCCAGATCAGCATCTTTTAACCCGTAAGTTTTACAAGCCCATTTTCTAACGAGCCTGTAATACTTAAAGATATTCTTATTTCTTAGATCTTGTGCGCTTAGCCTCATTCGACTAGCACTATATCATTTATGGTAATAACATGGTACATCTTGTCATTCCATTCTATCCCGTGCCCGGCGTGTTTGTCATATCTAACAACACTACCTTCTTTTATATAATCAACTTTATCACCTGCACTTATAACCTCAGCTTTTAAATACCTAATGTCTGTGTTCTGTGTTTCAGTTAATTCTAGGCCTGCGACCGTTTTTGGCGCTTCCTTTATCTTATCTATAACGATGTAGTAATTAATTGCTTTCAAGAGATCTTACATTTGAGATTATACAATCAGCTGATATAATTGTGGTAGCAACACTTATCGCATTCTTTAATGCAGACTTGGTTACTAACACGGGATCTATAATACCGCTTTCTATCATTCTTTTATAACAACCGCAGGTTACATCTACTCCGATACCTACCCAGTCCTCTTTAGCCCCTTTAGCTTCACCTGCTTCTGATTTAGCTTTTGGAAATTCGTAATCAGAATACCCGGCATTACCTAGTATTATCTTGTATGGCTCTTGTATAGCTTTTAGCAGTATATTGTAACCATCGTTTTTAGGCTCTATAAGTTGAGAAGCATTTAATAAAGCTGTTCCACCTCCAGGTATAATACCTTCTTGTAAAGCGGCTTTAGTTGCGTGAATCGCATCCTCAACTCTGTCTTTCTTTTCTTTCAGCTCAACTGCTGAATCGGCACCTACGTAAACAACCCCGACTTTACCTGTTAGCATAGACAGGCGTTCTTCAAGCTTTTTCTTAATATAGCCGTTTGTTTCTTTGTCTATTTTATTGTTTACTTCGGTTATCCTTTCAGATAAATCCCCTGCGTTTTCTTTTATTTGCAATGTAGTGTTCTTGCTATCGGTAACAGACTTTACTACTTCCCCTAAAACGCTTGGATCGATTAAATCTAAATCATCTCCAAGTTCTTCGTTTACAACGGTAGCCCCTGTCAATATAGCTAAGTCCTCAATTGTATCTTGCTTAGTGGGCCCGAAGCCAGGTAAATCAACAATGTTTACTTTAATATTGCCCTTTACTTTATTTGCTAGTAATGTAGCGTATGGCTGTTGGTCCATCGGTGCCACAATAAGCAATGCTCTTTTTGTTTTAACCACATGCTCCAATATACTTTGTATACGTCGTACACTTGGTATGTTTGAACTTACTATTAAAACGTATGGGTTTTCAAGTACAGCTGTGCCTTTATCTTTGTCTGTTAGTAAATGTGGGGATTTTATACCTGCATTGAATTGGGTACCTTCAACAAAATCTACATACGTATCATTTGTTTCAGAGTCTTCCATTAGAACGACGCCATTCTTTCCAACTTT